CCTGTGGCTGGCGTCGCGTATATCGGTATCATCGCCGCACAAAAACTTATCGGCTTGTCAAAGTACACAAGAATAGCACAGTGGTGTGCTAGACGTGGTACTCTGCAAGAAGAACTATGTAACGACATTGCCCGTGAGATTAGCAAGGCAACTGATAGCGACAATGTAGCAGTCTATATACAGGCCACACATGGTTGCTGTGAGAATCGTGGCATCATGGCACACTCTAGTCTAACACAGACTACAGTACTTAAAGGTTCGTTTAAAGATGATCCTCACACAAAGAAAGAGTTTTTTGATAACATCAAACTACAACAAGAGTTTGCACCACGATAAGGAATATCATGAGCCAAGTATATGTAATTAAACCTCTAGAGAAGAAAAGCATTGTCTACCATGTAGAAATGTATCGTAATAATCCAGACGGTAGCGTCGGTTGGTTTAACCTCGACGAAACATATCGTTGGGGGCAAGGCTTTGTAGAAGGCGACCTAGATTGCAATCTTCCTTGGGAAGGTGACGATGTTGCCTATGCCAGAGCAGATGTGGGCTGGGGTTGCGAGTTCGATGATAGTTGTAGCATCGAATTTGAATTCAGCGATGATATCGACGAGGCTGAACAAGAATCTATTCGTGAAGCCTATTACGAAGGCGGCGCTGGCTGGCTGTTTGACGGTGAGCATGAATGGCTGGAAGAAGACACTGCTGTACACATCATTGCGCCTTATCAGGTAGATCTGTGCGAAGATGATGGTACAGTCATTGAAGAAAATGTTAAACTTAAACCAAGGCCTGATCCAAGAACTTCTTGGCCGTGGAGTGTAGATAATCCTAAACCAGAAGAATAGCATTATGACTACCGCAAAAGAACTAACCGATAATTTAATTAATCGTGCAAAAAACTTGCAGGAGTTTGTTGTAGAACGAGACTGGGATTTAATTCCCGCTGGTGTAATCAAATATAACATACAGCACACTGTGGGCCAACCTGCACGTATCTTTGTACACGCAATGACACAACAAGAAGCAGAGCGTCAAGTAGATGATTGGTTTGGTGAAGGTGTAGAATGATTAAACCTCTACGTAATGACCTAATGGTACAACAACAGGTAGACGATGCTTGGCAGCATTTTGTCGGTGTAATCATGCTGAATCAAACTGGACGCAAAGCTGTAAAGACCACGCTACCAGAATTCCTATATTGGTTTCCTACAGCACTATCTTTGTTACACGCAGACGAAGAGTTTGTCAAAAGCATTATCCAACCCTTGGGAATGGTTAATGTTCGCTATAGTCGTTTGATTAGAATGAGTCAAGACTATTTGACTTGGGACGGAAATGATGCTACAAAGTTATATGGCATTGGAAAATACGGCAGCGACAGCTATGAAATTTTTTACAAGAACAATTATGGCGTAATGCCTACGGACAAAGAATTAATAAGATACCTCAAGGAAGAAGTTGAAAATGTTTTTGAAACTGCTTGAACAGTTAGGTCGCAAACGTATCATTTTTGATCGTGTTTGCAACGAGCCTTACCTAGAACGCTACTATGTGTTTTTAAAAGATCGAACGCACTTTCCATTCAACATATTCTTACACAAATTCCTAAAAGGTGATCCCGATGATGTACATGATCATCCGTGGCCTTACGCCACTCTAATTTTAAAAGGAGGTTACTACGAATACACTCCTAATTTTGAATATGGCAAAATGGTCGGAGAAACTAAGCATTGGCGCGGGCCTGGACACTTTCGAATCTGTAGTTCTAATAGCTATCATCGTATCGAATTAAAACAAGGAGTCACTGCTTGGACTCTGTTCATGCCCGGCCCACACAAACGCGATTGGGGATTTTTAGTCAACAACAAATGGATTCAACACGAGCAGTATCTTAAGGAGCGTCATGGAAAAGCGTAAAGTAAGTTGGCAAGAGTTTCAAGGCCTAGTGGCAAAGATTTGTAGAGATATTTCTCTAAATAAATGGCGCCCAGATTACGTAGTAGGCATTACCCGAGGCGGGCTATTGCCTGCTGTCATGATCAGTCAGTATTTTAATATTCCCTGCGAAACACTGAAAGTAAGTCTACGAGACAACGGCGGTGATCATGCCACTGAAAGCAATCTTTGGATGTCTGAAGATGCATTCGGTTATCCTATATACGACCTTATGGTGTCAGGCGGTGAAAAAAAGAATATACTGGTAGTAGACGATATCAACGATACAGGTGCAACTATTAACTGGATTTTAAACGATTGGCAATCTGGATGTTTACCCGATGACGAAAGATGGCTTGACGAAATATGGAATCAAAATGTAAAGTTTGCCACAATATTCGATAACCTTGCCAGCGAGTCCAAAGTCAAAATGGACTATGTTGGGGAAGAGATCAACAAAGCAGAAAATCCTGTATGGATTGAATTTCCCTTTGAAGAGTGGTGGACTAAATGAGAAAAGAAGATTACATACTAGCAGATGCAGAGAAGGAAGGTATTGCACCGTGGAAGGACTTGGTCCGGGAAGACTTCCATGTCAAGGTCTTTAAAGATAAGTACCCTGTATCCGAAGGTCATTTGTTGTTTGTGCCGCAGTATGCAGCCGATGGAGTGATTGTCGACTGCTTTAGTGATGCACTAACACACGGCAAAGATATGGTAGAGAAAGGTGAGTGGGATGGATTTAATATTGGAATCAATTGGGGTGAGGCAGCGGGTCAGACCGTAATGTACCCGCATATACATCTAATTCCAAGACGCAAAGGAGACATGGCGGATCCTCGTGGCGGTGTTAGACATGTTATTCCAGAAAAAGGAAATTATAAAAAATGAGCAGAGCTTTATTCATAGGTGATAGTCAAACTTGTGGCTACTGGAGTCACCCGACTAAAGTAGGGCCGGGTAGTTATTCTTATTGGAACGACAACAACTATGCAGAAATCTACGGAGAAGATAATAACAAACCCGTAGCTATATATGCAATGGCAGGTGTTTGTAATCGAGTCTACACTGATTGGCTAGCTAACATGTTTAAAAAATATGATGATATAGACGAAGTGTTTATATGTCTAGCACCATTCAATAGATTTAGACTGGCTTTTGACGGTGAGTTGTCTGACGAAATTATACCCATTGACTACTTTACCGAAAAGATGAGTGCGTCCGATGGTGTCGTTGATAGGTATTGTGATCAAACTATACAAAATGAAAAAATACAACTATTTCAGAAATCACGCGATAAAGACTACAGTAATTTTCCCGGGCTAGATATTGACATGGGCAAAGGACTGGCATCACCAAATCTTCGTAAAAACACCTATATGGAAGTTAAGTTATTTTTTGAACTTAATACATTTTTAGAAAAACGTGATTTTTTACTAGATGTCTATGTATGGGATCGCATGTGTGCGGAACATGGTGCCAAACTTTATCTTTTTAATTTTACAGAACGATTAAAATTTCCTAGTAATTTTGAATATTATGGAAAATTAAACAATACTGTGATTGCTACTAAAACCGTTGAAGCCTATCTCGCTGACAAACTAATAGACCATACAAAATTCTATCTAGAAGACAACGAACATTATAATCGTGAATATCACAAGTATATCTCGGATAAATATCTGCCCTGGTTAAAGACACAATGAAAATATTGATTGCGGGAGACAGTTTTGCTACTGTATGGCCGAATGCCGAGTTGGGTTGGCCTACACTGCTCGCTGCAAAATACAATGTGGTTAATCTAGCACAGGCGGGCATAGGAGAATACAAGATTCTAAAACAAATCGAATCTCAGCATGTTGCAAGTTTTGACATGGTGATTGTGAGTCATACCAGTCCCAGTCGACTGCATACCCCGCAACATCCCATACATAAACAAGGGCTGCATAAAGATTGTGATTTGATTTTAAATGATCTGCTCGATAGGTCTTCATTTAGAAATCCCAGTCTTAAGGCCGCACAAGAATATTTCAAATATCATTATGATGATCAATATCAAATAGACATTTATAATTTAATTAGAAAACAGATCAAACTGTTGATCACTGTGCCATATATCAGCATGAGTCATATTGATATTGTTAATCAACTTGCAGTAGAAAACAATCATATTGATTTTAGTGGCCTTTGGTCTAAGGAGCGAGGAAATATAAATCATTATACCATTGAAGGCAATTCTAAAATATTTGAAACATTAAAGGACATCATCAGTGCATGAAATTCTGGTTCCGTGGAATAAAGAACAAACTGGGTTTTGGTGGAATGAAACTTGTGCTATGGTATTGGAACACTTTGGCCTGCCAGGCGATCGATATACCAGTCATCCAGAGACCGATCAGATGACATTTAAATTTCATAACGAACACGATGCTATGATGTGCAAAATATTGTTAAGCGACAGAATATGATCAAATACATTGTTGGATTTATTGTTGCTTGCGTCCTTTGGATAATTGTACTTTCTCGAGTAGAGCTTCCCGAATATCGAGTGTACGATTGTAGTATGGCTGAATGGCATCCTGATATTCCCATCGATGTAAAAGAAGAATGTCGTAAGCGTAGATATCAAGATTGGAAACATAAAAACGACAATGCCATTTAATTAGGAGTTGAAATTGAAAAATTGGACAGTTACCGTTGAAGAAGATCTCGACACAGGTGATCTTGTTTTGCCGTTACCTCAAGATATGCTCAATCTACAAGGTTGGGTAGAAGGCGACACATTAGAATGGATAGATCAAAAAGATGGTAGTTGGCAACTCAAAAAGGTTGACACAACTAGTGAAAAGAGTGTATAATATACTATGAGCAAAATTAAAATCGCAGAGCTGTTTTACAGCATACAAGGTGAAGGTAGATACATGGGTGTGCCTAGTGTATTCTTACGCACATTCGGGTGTAACTTTAAATGTGCCGGCTTCGGTATGCCTCGTGGGGAAGTAAGTCACGAAGCTACTGACATTGCGGCTACACATAAAATGATTACGCCTTTTACAAAGTATGAAGATTTACCATTAGTTAGTACTGGATGTGACAGCTACGCTAGTTGGCATCCTGACTTTAAAGAGTTGTCGCCTATGCTTACTAGCGAAGCAATCGTAGAACGAATTATGGAAATTATTCCGTTTGAAGAATGGCGTGATGAACATCTGGTTATCACAGGTGGCGAACCTTTGCTAGGTTGGCAACGTGCTTATCCTGATTTGTTGAATCATCCAAAGATGGGCAAGTTAAAAGAAATTACTTTTGAAACAAATGGTACTCAGAAACTAACTCCAGAGTTTAAACAGTATCTAAAACAATGGGCACAGAATCCGCCATTTGCCTCTAGAGAAATTACATTCTCAGTAAGTGCTAAACTTCCTTGCAGTGGCGAAAAGTGGGAAGAAGCTATCCTTCCAGAAGTCGTTTGCGAGTACGAAGAAGTTGGTACAGCATATTTGAAGTTTGTTATTGCTACAGAACAAGACTTTGCTGATGCCGAGTGTGCGATTGCCGCATATCGTAAAGTAGGCTTTACAGGTCATGTATATCTAATGCCGGTAGGCGGCGTGGAAAGTGTCTACGCATTAAACAATAAGAATGTAGCATTGCTAGCAATGAAAAACGGACTACGTTATAGTGACCGTTTACAAGTGCCGCTGTTTAAAAATGAGTGGGGTACCTAATGAAGAAGTTTATAGAAAAACTGTTTGGCATTGACAAGATCAAGGCCGAAACTGCGGCAGCAGTACAACTGGCCGAGGCCTCAACAAAAATTGCCAAAGATGCAGTCGAGGCTGCGGAACGTGCTGTAGAAGCAGAAGAAACTGCTAAACTAAGTCCAAAAGATCGTGCTACCAAACTAAAGGAACCTTGGGTAGGTGTACTTAACACTCACGTTAATAAAGATAATATCCGCAATGGCTTTTTTGAGCTTGACTGGAACGAGCAGTTTGTGTTAAAATTAAAGCAAGAAGGATATGGTTTCGACGGCGATAAAGACGAAGAGATTGTAGATCGTTGGTTCCGTGAACTATGTGCTAATGTAGTAGTTGACGGAGATTTTGGCGGCGCTGTAAACACTGGCGTTATTGATATTAATGAAGTTCGAAAGAAGAATCTATGACATATATTTTAGTTGATACTGCAAACACCTTTTTTCGTGCAAGACACGTTATCAACGGTGACGCTGATATCAAACTAGGCATGGCATTTCATATCACACTTAACAGTATTAAGAAAGCATGGCAAGACTTTGATGGGAAACATGTGGTATTCTTCTTAGAGGGGCGCAGCTGGCGTAAAGATTTTTACAAACCCTACAAGGCACAACGCACTGCGGCTCGGGCGGCACATACAGAGCGAGAAGCAGAAGAAGAACGTGTATTTTGGGAAGCCTTTGACACATTTAAAGATTTTGTTACAGAAAAAACTAACTGCACAGTACTACAACATCCACGCCTAGAAGCTGATGATTTAATTGCAGGTTGGATACAAAGTCATCCTAGCGATAATCATGTGATCATTTCAACAGATACAGATTTCGTACAACTAATTTCACCTAATGTAAAACAATATAATGGCGTCACAGAAACCACAATCACGCACGAAGGCTACTTTGATAAAAAAAATAAGCCCATCATTGATAAAAAAACTCAAGAAGTCAAAGCGGCTCCGGATCCACAATGGCTACTTTTTGAAAAGTGCATGCGAGGCGATACCTCAGACAATGTATTCTCTGCATATCCGGGAGTACGTGAAAAAGGCACAAAGAATAAGGTTGGTCTCCGTGAAGCCTACGGTGATAGAGACTCAAAAGGCTATGCGTGGAACAATCTCATGCTTCAACGCTGGTCCGACCACAACGGTCAAGAACATCGTGTGCTAGATGACTACGAACGCAATCGTCAATTGATTGATCTGGCTGCACAACCAGCCGAGATTAAACAAATTATGGTTGACACAATTACAACAGCAACGCAGGCAAATAAAAACGTCAGCCAAGTTGGTATTAGATTAATGAAATTTTGCAATCTGTATGATCTTAAAAAGATTGCCGATCAGGCACAAGCCTATGCTGAGCCACTGAATGCGAGATATATACTATGACAGATTTACACGCAAAACCAATCATTGAAAATAAATTCTGGATTGTTGAACGAGATGGTACAAAATTTGCCACTTTAAGAAAGAACGAAGACAATCGTTTTGTTCTTAGCAACGAATTAGGAATTAAAATCTATGACACCAAAGAAAGTCTAACTCGTCAATTTGGTAAAGATTTCTTTGTTGCAAAAATTATTAAAGAAGCAGACAATGCACTGCCAAACGAAATTCATGGATACTCAACAAGTACTGAACCGCACAATGCAATGTTTGATATCAAACGTAAATTACCTTTGTTTACAAAAAGCATTGATTCAAAAAGTTTGTATTGTGCAGGTTACTATGTAATTAAATTTGACAAAGGATGGGTTAAATCATTTTGCCCTAAGTTAATTACCCTGCAAAGATATACCTATCAAGGTCCCTTTAAAACTGAACTAGAAATGCGGCAGGTTCTGGCAAATGTCTCAAAGTAATTTACCTACAAATTTACCTAGTGTTGAAAGATTGCTGGCCAGAGTAGCTGCCGCTGAACGTAGTCAACAAAAAGACATTAGAATATCAATACAAGAAGCCAAAGACTTAACCGCTGAATTAGCGGTATTAACATCTAAGTTAGGTCGTACAGTTCAAGAAATACATGCTATGCTAGCGGAAATACGTGAATCGACCACTAAAATTGACGTTAAGTTCGATGGAGGCGGGTTCGGTTCTTGATAAATATATACGTGGTTAATTAGGAAACACGTATTAATGAGTAGACCAAAACCCAAAGTTATATTAGAACATGCTAATAAGGACACTTTTAAGATTGAACAAATTCTTGAGAGCGATGCCATCTGGGCTGTGTTTTATAAAGGCGAGCCATTCAATCTAAAGAGTGGTAGTCTAGTGGCTAGCTATCCCGGTCCTAAATACAAAAAAGTTTCATTTAGCAATCCTGGCCATGCACACAACCTTGCAAAAAAACTTAATCGACTTTTCAAGACTCAAGACTTTGCAGTTTATAAACTCAGTCAAGGTGAAAAGATAGAGTAAGATATGGACCGTAAGGATACCTATACTTCGGTATTCCTCAAAGCTGCGGGACAACCGCATGATGCTGAATACGTCAAAAAATTTCGTGCCGTTTGGTGGTTAAGTACTCGAGGCAAAGACGTAGGTGGATTACGAATGACCGATCAATGCCTAGAGTTTGTAGAAACCAAATCAGAAATTAAAACTTATAAAATAGAACTTCCAAAAGATCTAACAATAGGACCGCAAGTTTTAGTTTGGATGGATCAATATCTAGATTCGCCCTTCCATTTACAAAAACGATATATTAAAGTCTTATCAGAAAAAGCAGCCTTTGAACTGTATCTATTTGCTGGCGATGTTAGAAAAATGGGTGCTGCTAAGGCGTTGAATAAAAGGCTAAGCCAAGAATCATCTCAATAAATTATCTTTGAATTAAATATCACTATGTTAAAACTAAACGCTCTTGACATCTTAAATCATAGACAGGTTGATTCAGTAGCTCCACATTTTGCTAAAATAAAACTGGCTGATGTAGACCTATTTGGGTCAGATGTTGAAACTTGGATCAGATCCAAATTGGTAGGAAGATTCTACATAAAAAGACAGCCTGGCATTTCACAAGATGGAAAACTTAAGACTGCCACATATGTAGGATTTGAAGATCACAAAGAGCTGACTTATTTTATGCTAGCATGTCCACATATAAGGAGAAACACATGACCGAAGAAGTTAAAGCACCAGAAGCAGCAGCCGCTGCCCCAGAGACACAACCAGCAGCACCCGATTTGAATATCAACGACTTGTCCGCACTGAGAAGCATATTAGATGTGGCTAGTCAACGAGGAGCGTTCAAAGCAGCCGAACTAGAAGCAGTTGGTAAGATTTATAACAAACTTAACTCATTCTTGGAAGCTGTTACTAAAAAGGAACAGTGATGAAATCATTAAAACATGTAGGAAAAATGAAAAAAGCAGGCTCTAAGGTTCTAGTGGCTTTTAGAACATTACCCGGCGAATCCAATCAAGCATTAGTTATTCCAGTATCCAGTCTGTCAGACAACTATCATGACGATATCATGAAGTTGGTTGAGACCACCGAAGCACAATCTGCTTTTGAATTTGGTGAAGTATTATTTACAAGATCATTTTCCGACGGCCGTCCAATGTTACAAGCTCTGAGAGCTGATAACAGAATGGTTAAGGTTCCTACAGACGATGTGTTGATGATGCCATCGCCTGGCAGCGAAATTGCTCTGCACCAGCTTAATACACTTATTGCTGAACAAAAAAACTGTGCAGTGGATGACTTATGTACATTTGTTTCCGGTTCTAAGAAAGACACTCCGGAAGTTCAAGAACTTGTAACGGTTAAAGACCTTGCTCCTCCGTCAACACCTGCAGTGGCACCTCTCAAGGCAGCCGCTAATGAAGTTTTATCTGATAAAGATATTGCTAAAAGTTATCGCAGTCAAGCTGATTCGATGTACAAAGAAGCTGCCCGTCTACGTAAAGAAGCAGATGACTTAGATCCGCCGGTAAAGAAAGCGGCAAAGGCCAAAGAAGCCGAAAGTGCCTAAACCGTTATTTAAACCGCCAAAGCATCTTGTTCAGGAATGGCCAGAAGTCTTTGAAGATCTTTATATGAATACCATGCCGGTTCACTACCTAGAATCAATTAGGTTGGAATTCGGTAATGGTAGGATATGGGAAATTAATATTGCTGAACAGCTGTCTAGCAGTCACAGTGATATAATTGCCAATAGATTGGTAGAAACATTTGCTGAATACAAAGAAGATATTAAAAAAATTGATTTTAAAATTGATGTTGAAAAATTAAAAAAAGATATACAAAATCAATCTAATGACTTTTTTAAATAAAACGGTTGAAACAAAAAGAATACTTTTTTAGGAATTTCGAATCACCTAAAAAAATTAATTGATGATATTAGTCTCACTCAATTTACGTGACCAAGTTATAATAAGATGAAAACAATTATCATATGAGTGAACACGAAAAATTTCAAAAAGTTATTCCAATCCTAAATGCTGTTAGTCCTAGTTTTTGTTTAGCCAAATGGTATCAACTAACATTATATCTCCAAAACGGTTTTAACCATAGTTGCCACCATCCATCACCTCATAAGATTCCATTAGACGAGTTAGAGCAAAATCACAAGGCTCTACATAATACTAATTTTAAAAAAGAACAAATGCAAAAAATGCTCGATGGCGTTAGACCCGCCGAGTGTGACTATTGTTGGACCGCTGAAGATAACGGGCATGTAAGTGATAGAAGTTATAAAAGTGCAACATCTTGGGCCTATCCTCACATTGGCGAAGTTGTTAAAAATAAAACAGCTGATGTTGAACCTACATACGTTGAAATTAGTTTTAGCAATGTGTGTAATTTTAAATGCGCTTATTGTAGTCCAGATCTTAGTAGTCAATGGTATGAAGAAATAGACAAGCACGGTGGGTATCCTACTAGTCAAAACTTTAATGGGTTTGATTGGTTTAAACAAGTTGGAAAGATGCCTATCAAGCATAGCGATCACAATCCTTATGTCGATGCGTTTTGGAAATGGTGGCCGGAACTTTATCCTAAATTAAACACGCTAAGACTAACAGGCGGGGAACCACTGTTGAGCAAAGATGTCTGGCGTATGTTAGATGCTATAGAAGCTGATCCCAAACCAGAGTTTTGCTTTGCTATTAACACTAACTTAGGAATCCCAGACGAGTTAATTAATCGTATGATTATAAAGCTCAATAGTATTTCTAGTAAAATTAAAGAAGTACAAATCTTTACCAGCGGAGAAGCAGTTGGCGCTCCTGCTGAATATATTAGATATGGATTAGATTATTCAGCATGGACTAAAAACTTAGAAAAAGTTTTAAATAATACCAATAACATTGTTGCTGTAATGACTACTGTTAATTTAACTAGCATTACAACCTATTGTAGTTTTATACGATACTTGTTAGACTTGCGTAAGCATTATAATAAGAATGCCACATTTAATAAAGTTCAGTTTATGACTAACTTTTTACGGTATCCAGAATTTCTGTCATTACCTATTTTAGACTCTGCTAGCAAACAAAGATTTACAAAAGAAGTAGCAAAATTAATTTTAGAAAGACCTGACTTATCAGAAAGTGAAATAGATCAGTTGCGTCGTATGATTGACTATATGAACAGCACTGATATCAAGGAATTACAATTAAGAAAAGACTTTGCATCTTTTATCACTGAATATGATATTAGACGGGGAACCAACTTTAATAAAACATTCCCTGAACTTACAGAATTTTATCAACTATGTCAACAAATGTAAAACGCACAATAGAAATTATTAACGAAATAAGTCCTAGCTTTTGTGCCGCAAAGTGGTACAATGCTACTATATGGTTAGGCAACGGACGAACAGCCAGCTGTCATTTGCCACCTGCTCATACTATACCCATAGCTGAAATCAAACGAAACCCGTCTGCTCTACACAATACCGTCTTTAAGAAGGACCGCCGATTAGAAATGCTAATAGGTGAGCGATGTGACGAGTGCGCTTATTGCTGGACTGTTGAGGATAATGCAGCACCTGATGTATATAGTGATCGAGTTTATAAGACTAGGATTTATGAAGAAGAAGAAATACTTCAGCTGGCTAAATTAGATCCTGGATCAGATGTTGACCCAAAAACTTTAGAGATCAGTTTTGATAATTTATGTAATTTAAGTTGTAGTTATTGTAATGCAGAGTTCAGTACTACTTGGGCTAGTGATATTAAGGTTAATGGTCCGTACATTGAATTAAAAACATCAGGTGGTGGTGCGTTTCAAAATGCCGGGGAACATGCGTTACCTTACGGGATTAAAAATGAAAACAATCCCTACATCGAAGCGTTCTTTACATGGTTTCATGCTAGCCTTAAAAATAATTTACAAGAACTAAGAATCACCGGGGGTGAGCCTACTCGTAGTCCATCATTTTGGAAATTGTTAGACGAATGCGAAGGTACAAATTTTGATTTTGCTGTTAACAGTAATCTTATAATGGATCAAGTAAAGTTAAATCAACTTATTAGTGCTAGTAAAAAGTTTAAGAAATTTGATCTATATACCAGCGGTGAAGGCTACGGGGCCCACGGAGAGTTTATTCGTCATGGGTTAGACTATACATTATGGCGTAACAACTTAATACAATTTGCCAAAGAAGGTCAATATAATATGATACATGTTATGATGACTATTAGTGCTCTAAGCATTTGGACCGTAACAGAGTTTATGACAGATATGTTAGAGCTACGTAAACAATTTGGTGGCCATCAGTTCCATATGAGTCTTAATTTAGTACGCTTTCCTAGTTTTCAAAACTTAAACGTATTACCTGAACACTTAAAACAAACACAAGCGGCCAAGATTGAAACTTGGCTAAGTAGTGTTGTTGGGCTAAGTCCTGCCGAAGCTAATCAAATAGAGAGAATAGCTGTGTATCTTCGAAACGTTGATCGTAGTCAAGAAGATACCGACAGCCAAAACAATAAGGTGCATGATTTAAAAAGTTTTACACAACAATATGCTGATAGAAAAAATATCACATTAGCTAGGGTATTCCCAACAGAATTTATAGAATGGTTTAACACAATATGAGCGAAGACAAATTTTGTATAGTGCCATGGATACATCTTAATACAGAACCTAACGGTCGTGTTAAGCCTTGTTGTGCGTATCTTGGACAAGATTTTGGAAACTTAAAAGATACTACACTAGAAGAAATATGGAATAACGAACATACTAAATCTATGCGTAGAAGCTTTTTAGAAAATAAAATTCCAGAAGGATGTCTAACCTGTACTAAAAAAGAAGACAGCGGTGGTGTAAGCTATAGAATGGCGGTTACTGAAAGATTCAGCCATCATATTGAAAAAGCTAAAAGTAACACATTGCCCGACGGTACTTATGAAACGTTTGAAATAATTTTTTGGGATTTTAGATTCAGCAATATCTGTAACTTTAAATGTCGTATGTGCGGACATGGTAGTAGTAGTTCTTGGTTTGACGACTTTACACCTGAAGAAAAGAAAACTAAGGTAAAGTTCCTTGACAGTGCGTATTATGGAACTAATTTAATGAAATATGTTGATCAGTTTATTGACGATGTTGAAGAAATCTATTTTGCTGGCGGTGAACCATTACTTATGGCCGAACACTATCAGATACTAGATAAGCTAATTGCCAAAGAACGATATGATGTATTTTTGCGTTACAACACCAATATGAGTACTATCAAGTATAAAGATTACGACCTGGTTGATATCTGGAAACGATTCAAAGATGTTAGAATTTTTGCAAGTATTGACGGCATTGATGAAAATGCAGAGTACAGTAGATCTGGAACTGACTGGCCTAGAGTAGAAGAAAACTTAGTCCGTTTATCACAATCAAATGTTGATTATGTAGTATCAACTACTATAAACATTCTCACAGTTTTTAATTTTACTAAACTAGTTGATCGACTAATAGAATTAAAAATGTCGACTAGGAAAGTACTAGTAAGTCACGTTAACTGGCCTAAGCACTATATGTCGTCAATTTTGCCCGAAGAGCTAAAAGATCAAATACGTTTACAACTGGATCAACATTTAGAAAAAATAACGCTGGCCGTAACCGAAGAAGAAAGTCGATGGTTAGCTAACCTATACAACGAAATTAAATTTTATTTAATCTCAACAACATCAACAGAAGAAACCACGACCTTACAACAGCGATTTAAAAGAGATACTATTAAGTTAGACCGTATTAGAAAAGAAGATATAAGAACGGCTGTACCAGAATTAGCCGAATGGTTTGATACATTATGAGTGATAAATTTATTTGTGATTTTCCCTGGATTCATTTAAGTGTGTTTCCACAGGGCAACTGTACTGTATGCTGTGTGGCTAAACATTCGGGTAAGGGCAACGGACATAGTTGGAACAGAGTCAGTGAGGATAAAACTAAAACTATAACAGTTATGAATAGTTCTATACCAGAGATTGTTAACTGCGATAATTATAAAACTATTAGACTAGATATGTTAGCAGGCAAGGTACCGACTGCATGTGAGGGGTGCCATCAAATTGAACAGGCTGGTGGAAAAAGTAAACGACAGCAAGAAACTACTCGAAATTTAGATCATGCGGCATTGACCTCAGTTGACGGTTCTATCAAGACAGATCTTCGTCACATTGAATTACGATTAGGAAATTTTTGTAATTTAAAATGTCGAAGCTGTAACGCAGACTCTAGTACAAGCTGGATTCAAGATTACTATAAATTAAAAGATACAGTCAAGTTAGCTAGTGGTTATCATTGGATTAAAAGTAATCCTGATTTTAGTTTTGATTGGGTAGACGATGAATCTTTTTACAACAGATTAACAGAATTTGCTCCTAATCTAGAACAAATACATATAAGTGGTGGCGAACCATTCCTTGTACCTACTCACTTTAAACTATTAGAAAAATTAGTGCGAGATGGTAAAACAGATATCGCTATTCACTACCATACAAATTTAAATTATAAATGGGATAAAATTACTCCAGCATTGGATCTATTGACTAAATTTAAAGAAGTACATATTAGTTTCAGCATTGATGATGTTGGAGAGCGCAACACTTATATTAGAAGTTTAAGCGATTGGGATTTAACCATTAGTAACTTAAAATTATTTTTAAATAATTACAAATTCATTTATCGTGTAACTCAAACTGTCAGCGTCTATAATTTTATGTATGTTGAAGAATTAGAAAGGTATTTAGCCAACAATAAAATACGTATTAGAGTAGGTTTAAATCATGTTCAGAGCCCAGACTACTTATCAGCTAATATATTATCTAAACAAATGCGACAAGATAAAATTAATTCACTATACGGTATTATTGATCGACGCAATTGGGAAGATCTTTATGGCCATTACTATACTCCAAAAGACAACGGACAGTGGGAATACTTTAAATATTTTACAGAAAAAATTGATACTGTGCGTAACGAAGATTTAAATAGTATTTTTCCAAAACTAGCATGAAATTTATTTTTTTAAAATCGGGCGACTATTTAGAATTAGAACCCAACAACACTCCTATAGCATCTGTTTGGTTTGAAAGCATTTTTTCTAAAAAAATGAATATGAGTTATTTTGCTAGAGATACTTCGTTTATAACTCGTTCTAACGAGACTATTAATAATCTAAATACTGCAATTGATATAGTTAATAAGTTTGCTGTAGAAAAAAATCTACCTCAAATCATGTTTGATAAAATTGTTGGTATTGATCAACAATGGCTCAATGCGTCACATAAAAAATGGGTATTGCACACTGACAGATTAAAGAATATAGTTAATGGCGACGATACAAAACAAAACTATCCCGGCTTTGTGAAATCTTGGCAAAATATCAATTTATACATTCATTCTTTAGAATATTATTATTCTGTTTATTTTACTAATACAAAAGGAGCATATTTAGAAAATATTGATATTAAAATACAGCCGGAAGATTGCGAATACTCACAACACGATCTAATTTTAAGATTTGACGATTTAGGAAAACATCAGTATGACCAATGGATTACTGGAAGCGCAGTTGATGAAGAAACTAGCAATTACAAAACAATTTCGGCTAGATTTGAATATGCATTTAATCCGCAATTAAATAAAGGAATTCTTCCTAATCCAGCATATATAGAGTGGTGTAATCAAAATAATTTACAAGTTATGCCACCGTGGATTATTTTAGGAAACTTTAAAAAGAATAAATGGGAAATTAAACAACTCATACATCAAAATTTATCTCGAGGATTAGAAGTAGGATTTGAATTATGAAAATTTATGTAAATGGAGATAGTTTTACTGCTGGCGACGGATTGTCTGATCCAGAAGTTTTTCCAGATTTGTATCCAGGGCATCATTCTTGCGACATAGAATTTGACGTAGCATGGTGTAATAAAAGGCATGCAATGCTAGATAAAAATCTTGATTTACACAATCACTGGCAAATTAATAATAAGAAATATGTGTGGTCTACAATATTAGGAGAGCTAGTTAATACTATGTTAGTTAATGACAGCGTTACTGTAGTTAATGGTGCCATTGGCGGATCATGTATGACAGGCATATCAACTAGAACTATTGCCTATCTTGAATCATTAAGAAGTCGAGCAGACTTGCCAGATCATGTTTTCATAGGCTTAACAAGCATTGGAAGATTAGGTTGGTATCACGAAGATACACAAGATATTGGTAAAATTTTTAATTGGGTTAAATCGACTATTCCAGGATTTCATTATCGAGGACATGAAAGTAAACATAAAAAATTGTTTGAAACTATTTGGACAACACTCAGTGATGAAGAACTGCTTATTAATTATCTAAAAGAATGTTTACAAATTAAAAATTATGTCAAGAGAAGAATTGGACGAGATCCTATTTTCTTAAACACTGTGGGTGAATTTTGGCAATACAAAGAAATAGTCAATAACTCTAAAAATCAATGGCTTCGAATGCTTTGGTTTGATTTATTAGAATTTGATAAGATTAACAATCGATGGTTCAATAAAGGAGCGTTTGAACAAATGACTGCGTGTGGACACGTACTTCCGCCTGGTCATGCTGAATATGCTAGAGATTTAGCAAGAGAACATTTTGGATGGGGTAAAAATCCGGATGATAGGGATGCCAATTAAGTATCTAGTATAGATTATTATTTTTTTACTAAGGATTGAAATGTATTAAATTGCTTTTGCAACCATTCAAAATCGTTAATTTTTCTTAACTGATCGGCATCAGCAATATTCAATAATCCGTACTGTTTTCCAGCTCGAGCTCCTGCTATACTATATTCTCCATAAAGTTTATCAGATCCAATACTACACCAAGTAATTAATCGATCTTCAGTTTCTTCTTGATATCCAGAATCAACAGGACGGCTGGCTAATTTTACACACTCTCTAAACGCAGATTTCCAAGTATTAAACGGATCGGTATTAAAAACTGTTAGATTACTAACTTCTTTTATAACTTTAAATTTTTTGCTTATTGCCATAGTCATGTCAACACTAGACATGTCCATATTAATAGTTAAGTTTTTAGGCAATAATTTAACACCGCCATAGCCGTATGTTAATCCGTTGATAGGATTTTTGCTTAACCAAACATGAACAATATCTGTATCGTGTTTAGGTAGTAGTAGGTCAAATTGAAAATCATCTTCTATTATTGCATCACCGTCTACTACCCAAAACATTGGAGTTGTTGCTAATTTTGCGGCTGCAATGTGTGCTTGGTGAATACCTTTTACGCCGTGTACACGTTTGGCTCTCGGAAATTGATCAATTAATTTAGCAAAATTTTCATCTGCATTAGGTTCGTTATAAGATATAAACACAATATCGTATAATTTTAATTTACTTGCCACAAGGTCATATTCTTTTTTTTCAATCAAATATCTATATTCAACTTCTCTTGCAGAAATAAGTCTTTTCTTCGATAATAACATTATACCGTTGTACTTAATTTCTTCAACATCAATATTTTTAAAGACGTGATTTATACTAAGCTCATACTTATTTTGGTATGGAAATTGAAGATCAAATTTAAAATCTGGCGCAGGTTCAACTTCCGGAGGAATCGCCCAAAACATATCTGTATCAGCTGTGTTAAGAGCATGTTCGTAATCACTAAACGTATCGATTACAAATTTGTCGTACGGTTTATATTTGCTGGCCACTAGATCGTGTTCTTTTTTATCTATAAAAAATCTATGTTCAATCTCTTTCTTAGATACTGGCTTATTTGTAGAAAATAACACAACACCGTTAACGAACGATTCCTGATCGTTAGATATATTTTTAAACACGTGATTTTCGTTTCGATCATAGGAATTATGGTGACTAAAATAAGTTTCAAAAATTTGATCATTAATTATTTCAATATTTGGCCATACTCCCCAAAACATTGTTAAAGGTGAATTTTCTAATGCAGATCGATATTCTTCATAATTGTTAATAATAAAAATAGGATATGTTTTAGGTTTACTAGCTACTATATCAATTTCTTTTTTGTTAACATAAAATCTATGATCAAATTCTTTTTTACTAATTTCTTTGTATTTTGAAAACAACGCTATTCCGTCAAAAAATTCTCCGTTTTTAAATACATGAGTTATGTTTCGATGAAATGCATCGTATGTTGGAACATAATAATCAAAAAGAAAATTTTCGGCTACAACAACATCATCCCATACTGCCCAGAACATCGCTGTTGAAGATTGCTCTTTTGCATTTAAATAATCGTTGTATGTTTTTATATTATGAATTTCAAATTTCTTAGGAGTTGATGCAATTACATCCATCTCCTTTTTGTTCATAAAAAATCTATGATCAAATTCTTTTTGTGTAGTATTGGCTGTTTTAGGAAATAGATTTATTCCGTCAAATGTTGTTCCGTTTAACCAAACGTGGGTATATTCTTCGTCCCACTTAGATACTCTGTATTCAAAATTAAAATCGTCAGCTACAACAACATCATCCCATACGACCCAAAAGAATTTTGTAAATGCTTTCTTTTTAATGTCATCGAACGATTTTACATTATCAATTTTTTGAGAAGATGGAAATTTAGAACGAAATTGTTTCCAATTTTGTTCATCAATAATATTTTTACTTACATAAAAAATATCATAGACCATCAGTGGTCCTCATATATGTATTTGTTAATTTAATAGTTTCTTCGTACAAATCTAAAGTATATTTGCTCTGTTGACTATCTAGATAGGGATAATCAAAACCTAGTTCTAATTTAATTTTTTCACCTAATGATTTAATTTCATCATCTAGACCATCACCGCCTACTTCTTCAAATGGGCGGCCATATTGATTCCAAATACCTTTAAGGATTTCAAAGTCTCGAACCTCTACATAATTCCAGTCGGTACAGTTTGCTAACCAAGTGCCTAATCTAGCACCATATATAGCATAAAGTCCGTTTTCTTCATGAGCACCAACTGTTGACCACATACGTAATCTATGCAAATTGTGCCACCAAACACGTTCGCTAATCTCTTGTGGTGACACTTTAACTCCATCGAGTAAGGTCATTTTAACGCCTTCACGAAATCCTGCTCTCCATGCTTGAAAAGGACTTCCGGTAATATCAGTATCACTATAACATTCTTTAAATTGACGATACCCATCTTCCCAACAAAAGTCTACTTGAGCGCGATCGCTTTCACTAGCTTCATGGGTTTTCATATTGAGAATAAAATCTCGTTTCCATATTTTAAGCCCGCCATTACCGTAGAGTAAGCCATTAAGTTTGTTTTTTCCTAGCCAACTATATACCTGTATCTTAGGATTACTTGTATCGATGTCTAGATTAAAAAATTTAGGATTAACTATATTATCAGCGTCAACCGTAATAACCCATTCAGTTTCACTTAACTCAGCTGCTGCCTTATGTGCAGCATCACTACCCTTCACCCCGTGAACTCGTTTAGCCCAAGGAAGTTTATTACATAAATCAGCATAATGCTTATCTGCATTGGGTTCGTCATAACTTAAAAATACAATGTCAAGTTCTATTGTTTTCATATTGTTTCAAATATATATTTGTCAAAAATTCGCCTTGTATAAACACTAAATCTATTTGGCAAATCTAATGTAAATAATTTTGTATTTTCTGTAATGTCGCCTGCCCTAATGCTTAACATATGAAGGAGGACATTGGGGTCGTTGTAATCAGTTACTAAAAAAATCATTTCAGTTGCACCGTCCCAAATAATATTATTTGAGTATTTGTCGCTCATTGAAAATATTAATGTACTATTTTTTGTATCATGTGAAATTGTGATATCAGGATCTTGCATATTTGACCACTTTTTATCTATTATTCTATGCAAGATGTCATCGATCTTTATTAGACTATGGGTGGAAAATTTGTTTAATTTAACTAATTTCTTAGTTGGTAAATCAACCCTATAAGAAAATAGATTTTCCTCTCCTGTAGAAACTGCTGTGGCAATTTCTTCATCAATTTTTATATTATTTGTATTATCAAATACCGCATGAGAAGGATATATTCCAATTAAAGATCCGTCATCTTTAAATGTTGCATAGTATTCGACGGTTTGATTGACTGGTAATTTAATCCACTCGTCAAAGTCCATTAATTCTTGTTCCATGCAATCTCCTCTAACATACTAACTATTTCGTCATTAACTAGATCTTTTTCAACATAATGCACAATATTATATTGCTGATAATTTCCAATTTTTAAATTTCCCTGTGTATTAAAATAAAAACCTGCATGTTCAGTGACCCTTTCGGCAGTCCAGGGCCAATTTTGAATCATCGGTTTCATATGTACTATATTAGGAAACGCTAAATCATAACTTATAATATCACTTATATCTAAAATCTTTGCGCTTAGAGCGAATGCTTCATCTGTTCCAACAACTTTTGGTTTATGTTTAGTAAGATATAAATTACTAAACTCTAAAGGGTTTTTTATAATATATCTACCTAAATTGAAAAATTCTGTTGCAAGCTCGGATCCTTGTTTAAAAAAAGTAAACATGGAATATAAATTAGGAAGATTGTTTTTTGTAAATGTTTTTCTATAAAAATCATTTATGATTGTTTCACCTCTATAGGTTAAGGCCTTTGGAGGAATGTATAATTCACAATTTTCAATAAAGTAATCAATCCAATGGCTATGATCCCTAAGAAAAAGCATGTCTGCATCAAGGCATACTGTATTTTCAAAAGGAGATAGTTGATCCATCCAGCTACGGCCATCCCAATGTGTTTCTTTATCCCAGGTAATTACATGATCAAAAACCCAAGGACTTTTTAAATTATTAACTAGCTGAGGTTTATCGATTACTAAAGCAACTTTATTGTATCCTGGTTTCTGAGTATTTTTAATACTTAATGCAAGAGCATAGGCCAGTTTAAGATAGTCTATATTATCATTCGAAGCAACAAAAATTAAGTAACCAAAGTTCATATTAACTCCAGTAGTTTTTCTTTATTTCTAATAATACTTTGTTTGTTCATAACGTGAACATCAGAACCTTGTGTAGTTGCAGCCCAAAAATCTCCGCAATTAAGTGGTTTGTCAATTAGGAACGTTAGCCGATCTCCATTTACATCATGTAAAATATCTTTATCAAATACTGTTAGAATAGGAGGTAATGTATAAACAAACTCAGTTTCAAACCCGTTCATGATATGTTTGGCAACGCTAAATGAAATGTCGTTTCGATATTGCCTTGGGTCAAATCTAAATAGGTCGGCATAATATCTATAATTGTCTTTAATATAATCAACTAATTTAAAAAAGAATCTACTTTCTTCGTTTTTAGTAAACATTACAGTAGTGGCCCAAAACATATGAACTCCGGTTTCACTTACACGTTGATCTAATATACCGCTGCGGTCACCTGTTATATCATTCATAGAATGTCCTAACATCACACTACTATCTGTGTTCCAGTACTCATTTAGTTTGTTAGAAAAGATTAAATAATCACTGTCAACTAACAGGGTTTGATCGTAAGGACTTAAATCCCAAACTGAAAATCTATTTGAATTTACAAAAGGAATTGTCTGGCTGTAAAAACCATCATGAAGTTTTCTTGTATTTTTTGTTCTAGGCTTTTCAATTTCAATAATCTTATCAAAAATAGATTCGGCTCTAGCATACATCTCTGATTCTTTTAACCAAGCAATTGTCCATTTGTCTGTTATTAAACTAACTGGTAATCCCAAATGTTTTTTTGCTAGGCCGCCAGAAATTATACCCATTACACCATAATCTACTTCTGGGCCATTATGAGCAAAAATTAATACGCCTTTAGTCATATATTCAATAATTTTTCTACGGTTCTGCTAGATTTAATTTTTTCGTATTCTTCGTGATATTCGTAGGTGGCAGTAAAATACCTATCTAGAATTTCATCTCGAAATATTTGTAGGTCTGGAATTAAAATTGGGTTTTCATTTTGATCAATTAAGGGAACATTTTCTGTTCTGTCTTGATCAATTAGCATTTGAACAAAAACTAATAGTGTTCTATCAATCTTAAATATACCGCCGGAGTGGCCGTAAGTCAATTTACCCTCAATTTTTTCTTTAAGGGTTTTTCTTTGAATTGCTAGGGTTTGTCTATAATTAGAAAAATCTAAGGCAGCTTTTAGACGGTCGTCCATGGTATCTCCTATAAAACACGCACATTATTTATATGGCGTCTTATAGAGGATTAAAATTTATGAACCAGAAATTGCGCTCAAAGAAGACGACGAGGGGCCTACAGTGGTAAATGTCCCACTTGGTTGTAAAAATCCAGAAGGACGAACCTGATCAACTGTTAGAGTAAGCGTACCGTCAACTAAATCTCCAGGAGGAATTGCCGGTGTTCCGCCTCCTGGCACTGGATCAGTGTATGCATCTAACCACGTTATTCTAAAATTAACAATGTTTGCTGTTCCTAACAAGTTATTAGAAACATTACAAGACGCTTCTAACCGCCATTTATTATTAGAATATGCCGAGCTACCTGAAATTTCAGCAAAAGTTTGAAAACTACTAGTTAAAGAAAAGAAATTAATTCCAGAGGGGCCACCTACAAATGCTTGAGCTCCTGCAGAATTCAATAAATTACTCCACGATGTATTTTGTGCTTCACCGTTGCCGCCAGTTCTAGTACTAGCGAATCGAATTTTTCCGCCGGCATTAAAGAAGAATCTTGCCTGTTCTGCTGTAGAAAATGTAACTGATGCTGTAGCACTAACTGATTGATACCACGAAGAAGTAAATGATGTGCTGTTGATTGCTTCTGTAACAAATTGTCCTGTACCTAGGTCAAATCTATTTGTAGTTGCTGTATCTGCAAAGGTATTGTATTGAAAATTAGGTTGGCTGGCACCAAATCTCACCACATCGCCTACAGCCACTGTGGTCAATGCGGCAGCTGATCCTGTTTGATGTAACAGCGCATTATAGATATCATATCTCAAGGCATCCCATTGAGTCTTTGTTACTGAATTTCCTGCTGCTACTAAAGAACTGAATGTGTTTTGTCCGTAACCAGAATTACCAGCTCCCGTGGCCATTACATTGAATATTTTTGTTCTGATTGTGTTATAATCAGTTGCAGAAATAAAATCACCGATTGCCATAAATTTTCCTTATAATACCAATGCTTCAACTAGTTTGCGATCTAGGTCTGTGTTTGATTCTAATGCAATAGCAAACACATCGTTGTCCTGCGGTTCGGCTGCCACGGCATTGCCATTATTTGCAGCTACAAGACGTTGACCTTTTTTCACTGCTCCTGTAACATACACAGGCACACGCCCTTTGAGAGCAATATATGTTCCGCCTTCAAGATCTTTGTTCATCATAAATCCAGGATTGGCCGATACCACTCCTACAGCTCGGTCGCCATACTGTGCAGCGGTGACTTCTTTGTCTCCGCCTACTGCTACCACTGTGCCTACTTCATATTCTTTATCTGCTAGATATTTTTCAGCAAGATCTGCATATTGCGCTGCGGTTGCTGTGCCGTCGAAGGTATTGGCCAATAAATTTCCTGAACCATCTCTAGCTGCAATTGTGTTGGCTGTTTTTGTAGTCTTAGCAGACCTGTAATCGGGATCTGTGTCTACTGCTGCATCATTTATCCTAGTTCTATCTGATTTATCTACAACCCCAATAAATCTAGTAGCAGTAATATTACCACTGCCATCTCTCAAAGCCACAGAAGTTGCCACTGCGCCAAGTTCTCCAACTAGACTGTTCAAAGTCAAAGCGTTGGTGGCTGTACCTGTGACTGAACCTATCACGTTGCCTGTGAGTGTTCCCGAGAAGCTGCCTGAGAATATTTTTGTAACCGCGGTATAGGCCACAGAATTGTCGTCAGCAAGTATATTACCTTTGTGTACACCTGTGGTATTTCCGGTTACATTACCAGTTAACGCACCTGTAAATGTGGTTGAATGCACGTTGGCCCATTTGGAAACAGCAGAACCAAGAGTAAAGAAATTGTCTGTACCTGGAATCATGCCGGTTGCGGTTATAATGCCAACATTGCGAAGATCACTATCCGATACTCTTATTCTCAAGGTTATAGTGTTGCCTAATCTGTTTTCAATAATAGGTTCATCGCCGTTTTCAACACGGATTCTTAAATCATTTTGATCGCCTACTGTAAGACCGGCATCGGCGAAAGCAATTGCATTGGTAAAGGATACCTCACCCAGTCTAACATATTCACTAGCAGGAAAGCCGCCTAATCTCAACGCATTACTTGCTGATCCCCAGAAATAATGATCTGTGGTTGTTACTCCGGTAGTTCCGTTAGTGTTAACTAAGTTGACACCTTTTTTGATCACCGAAAATCCTGTTATAGGATTTAAAACGCTGTTTAAGGTAAATGCATCTTTGCTGACGATTGATATTACATCACCGCCAGATTGAAATTTTACTATGGTATGATTGTTGTTGAGAGTGTCTTTGACTACCTGTGCTTGTACTGCTGATGCACCTAGATCTGGCAAGGTTTCAGGGCCAATTAATACAAATTCAGTGCCAGTATAGGCATACAGTTGTTCGGCTCCGGTATCAAACCAAAAATCTCCGGCCTGCAATCCGCTAGGAGGAGTAGGTCCTATCTCTGCGCCGCTGGCTGTTCTAAATTTTGTGCCGTCGTAAAATCGTAGTTTTTTTAGGCCACTGTCATACCAAATTTGACCAGTTACTCTTTTTGGAGGGGCTGATGTATTGGCAAAGTTTTCCAGCAAATGTAGGAAATTCTCGTTCTGTACTTCGCCGTAGCCAGCGTAATTTTTACCTACAAAACGCAAATCAGTGGTGGTATCAATGGTACCGTCGTCGACAGAGACTAAGAACGTTCCATTAAATTTGTCTACTTGATATGCCATTGATCAACTCCGTTGTAACTATTATTTATCGTAAATACACCCATTTAAACTCTGCCCACTGCTACTTCTATAACACCACTTACACCATCAAAATCAACTAGAGCTTTACCTATAATTGTACCTATTTGAGGATTAATTGCTTTTCTAGCATATCCTTCGCCTGCACTCATTAGCATATCACCTTTAGATATTTTACCGCGGACCTTACAAGGGGCTCTACCCTGTAATGCAATGGCAACTACATAGTTACCACTACATTCGCTGTTCATTAGGTATGCAGGATCTGTTGAGACAATACCCGCTAGTCTATTTGTGCCGTCTTCTGCTAGAGTTACTTCAAACTCACCACCAAATTCAAGTACTGTACCTGGCTCATAATCTTGATCTGCTACATATTTTTCAGCAAGATCTGCGTATTGTGCAGCAGTGGCTGTACCTACAAAAAAGTTGGCATGCACGTTGTTCCATTTTGCAGTGGATATTCCTAGATCGGTAGTAGCAGTATTTACTGGGATCATAGCTGGAGCATTGAGTCCCCCTAACGCCAATGCGGTAGCTGCATTTACCATAGAGATTGCAGCCGTACTTGACGGTTGCGTTGGATCAAGAATTGTGAAATGTATTCCAGAATTACGTGAATGTAATGTTGGTATTGTGGATGCGTCTAAATATATTCTCAAAGGCGCCACACTGGTGCTAGGTCCTCCGAGTGTAATGCCGGTTGCGCCAGCGACATCTAGAGAAGATAGAGTTCCTACATTAGTAAGGTCGGAATCTACTATGTTGGTTGCCAATTGAGTGCCAGTCAATGTGTTGCCGTCTGCAGGTACTGTGATATTTGCACTACCGTCAAACAGTACTGTGTTGATTGTTCTTGCTGTTTGTAATTTTGTAGCTGTGAATGCATTACCGGATAAAGTGGCCCCTATAAATTCGTTGGCTGATACTATGTTAAAAGTACTAGTTCCACTGGCAGTGGTCACGTTACCTGAGACATTGCCAAGTAGATTAGCAGTGATTGTTCCTGCTGAAAAATCTCCGGCACTATCTCTAGCCACAATTTTACCTATGACATTACTGGGGCTAGCATCCACACTCCAAGTAGTGGCTGTTGATCCATTAAAATTTGCACCTGTAAGATACGTGCCTCTTGATAATGTGTTTGTGGTGTTGGATGTTATGGTTATGTCTGTTTGGCCATCGAAATACACCCCGTTAATGAGTCTACCAGGATTCAATTTACTGGCAGATTCTGCATTTCCCACCAGTGAGCCTATTACTGGCCTAGCTGTTGAGATATTGGTTCCTGCCTGCAGGATTGAAAATCCAGGTATAGCGTTGGCATCATCAATGGTAAAGGCATCATCGACACATACCGCCAACACTGTGCCATCTACTACCACCTTGATAGCTGCATGTTCAGTGCCATTGCTATCCATAATTTTTTCAGCTAGAACTTTGGTTGTATCAAAACCTTCAATAGCTTCAGGTCCTATCAATTTCCAAAATCCAGAATCATATACAAAAAGTTGATCTGTGATATCTTTGTACCAAATGCCGCCGTCGAATCCTTCTGGTTCAGTGTCACTAATAACAGCAGATCCCACAGGAGTCCAGGCTGTACCATTATAAACATTCAGTGCGCCAACATCGGTGTTATACCATGTTTGTCCTGTGATTGGTCTAGACGGTGGATTTTCATTGGCAAAATTTTCAAGCAAAAACAAAAAATTTTCATTTTGTGTTTCACCATAGCCAGTGTAGTTTCTGCCAAGCAATCCTAGACTGGTTGAGGTATCTAGTGTGCCATCTTCTAGCACTACTAATTGCTGACCGCTAAATCTGTTTATGATATATGCCATTTATCGCTCCGTTACATATTTAACCATTAAGATACAAATACCCATGCTCCAGAAATAATCTGGAATGTTTTAACTATCCTTGAAACCACCAAGCCAGGCGCTGCCACTGTAGCAGTGGTAAAACTAACGTTGTTTATACCAAACGCTGTGCCTGTTGGAGTCACAAATTCAGTTGAAGAAGTTGATAACAATGGATTAATATCAAGATTGGTAGTACTGTTGATCAACAGTGAACACAGCACTCTAGCAATGGTGCCATTGTTGTATTCTGCTACCGGTGATATTTGTTCTAATAGTGTGGCAATACCTGCATTAGAAATACCGTCGGATATGTCTAGGCTGAGCACAATACTTCTAGCTTTGATGGTATTATCAACATAATTTTTTGTGGCAGCATCTTGTGCAGAAGTTGGGTCTGCTACTGATTTGATCTTTTTGCTGCCTAGGTTAAGGCCACCTGTGCCGTCAATAAGCAATGACAGATCAGTGTTTGATGTTGTTACTTGTATAGCTGCATCATTGAGATATAGACTATCCACAGATAATTGTGTTTGTACACCGAAGCTGGTTACACCTGGAATGCTGGTAATTCCAGGACCCAGTGATGTACCCGACAACACAGTCACTCCGTCAATTTTAAATTCTTTGCCTGTGGCTAAATTTATGTGTTCTGAACTAGTCCATGCAGCACTGGCCAATGCAGGTAGAGCATCATTGTAGCCTTCGGCAGTTGCAGTACCGCTGGTAGCCTGTGCTGCTTGACCTACATCATGCCATAAAAATACATGGCTAGCAGCTCCTTGTAGTACCACTCCGCCGCTAGCCGCATTTGCATCTGTGGGCACAATACCGGTTTGTTTGGCCAACACTATGTTTTTGTCTTCAATAGTCACAGTACTGGTATTCACTGTGACTACATCTCCATTCACAGTTAGGTCTCCCTGCACTGTGAGACTTCCACCTATTTGTACTTCACTAGTAGGAAAGCCATCATATAAACTAATTCGACGAGCATCAGCTTCTATGGTGACTGCTGATTCTGCGATAACATCTCGTCTAACGTTGAAAGTCATCTGCTTGTTTGAAGCAATGTTGGCAATGATTAAATTACCGTCTTGAACTTGAAATTGTCCTTGGTTGGCATCTCCAATAATCAAACCTAAA